CTAAAAAACGATATGTGGATTACTGAGGATGACGCCCCCGATCCCAGCCCACTACCCACCCTACCGGGATTTCATGTCTTGGTAAGACCAGTTACAGTAAAGAGTGTAACAAAGGGTGGTATTCTTTTACCAGATTCTACTAAAGAAGATATGTCTTATCTCACCACTGTCGCACAGGTTTTAGCGTTAGGAGACTTGGCATATATGGATAAAGAAAAATTCCCAGCAGGAGCATGGTGTAATGTAGGTGACTATGTATGCTATGGTAAACATGCAGGAACCAAGTTATTTTATAAAGGGATTAGACTTATTCTTCTCTTTGATGATCAGATTATTATGAAAGTAGAAGATGCTAAAGACCTTGACCCAACCTTTAATTTAGGAAAAGGGTCTGGATGATTTGGGAAATGTAAGTTTTCATGCTATAATATAATAAACGTAAATCGTTTGTTTCGTAAACAACGGAGAGTAAAATGAGTAATGATAATGATGGATGGGGAACTGTTGAGGTTCCTGAAGGAAGTGTGGAAAGCACACAAGTAGCTTTTGAAATTGAAGAAGAAGAAAATCAACCTGTTAAAGTTGAAGAAGAAGTTGTACAGGAACAGCAAGAAGCTGTAACTGAAGAACCTAAAGAACTTGAAGGCATAGAAACTAAAGGTGCTGAAAAAAGAATTAGGCAATTAGTTAGACAGCGTAAAGAACGTGAAGAAAAGATTGATGCTCTTATTAAACAGAATGAAGAATTAAAAAGTAATCTAAGCGCAAAACAAGAAGAAGTAACTAATATAGCCTCTCGTAGTGTTGGCTCAAGTGAGAAACAATTAAATCAAAACATTGAACTTGCTAGACAAGCTTACCTACAAGCCTTTGATGAAGGTGATAAAGAAAAAGTTCTTGCTTCTCAAGAAATTTTAAATGCTGCTCAAGCTGATCTTAGAACACTTCAGGGATATAAAGTAAATATTGAAAACCAAAAAAATAAAATCTCTAGAGAACAAGAAATTATTTCTGAACAAGAACCAGCAAAGTTTGACCCAAAAGCAAATGAATGGGCTGGACGAAATGATTGGTTTGGACAAGATACGATTAAAACAGCAGCCGCTCTAGCATTAGATGCAGAGTTAAAGGGAGAAGGATATGATCCCAATGATGAAGAGTTCTATGAAGAAATTGACCGCCGCCTTGAAATGGCCTTTGGTCAAGCTTCAAACCGTGTGCAGGAAACTGAGGAACAAAATAACTCAGGCACGTCACAACCTGCTCAAGTGGTATCGGGGGCTTCACGCTCGTCTCC